GCAGAGAAGACCTCGCCTCCCATGTTACCATGGGAAACTACTGTATATACTGCAAAATTGGTAGTTAAAAAGCTTCAAAAAGAACATAGAAGCAAAAACCAAAAAAGACCATATATACAGGCGAGGCAATCTGACTCTTAAAGTTGCCACCTAGGTTAAAACCCTCGAGACAAATCTCGAGGTAAAATACCAGATGGCTTCTATAAAAAGCCGAGAATGTCTCCTTTATGCGCTAACATAAGACGTGCGGGTCGCTCGCACGATTATACTCATACCTATGTCTCCATAGTTGCATGAATATTAACGAATCTTAAAACAAAAATAAGATCACAGATACAAGATTCTTACAAAGAATATCTGTGAAATTTCCTAATATACATAATAATATTACAAATGAATTTATGTGAGTTCATTCATGGTGTATTCATAATAAATGGGTACACCAGTGAAGAAAAATAAGGAAAAATCTTCGCCAACAGCATCATACTGCTGATAAACAGCAGCAGAGTGAACTCTATTGCGCGTAGATGGTACGTTGATATCAAGAGTAGCAACGCGATGAGAATTACAATCCAAGGTTTGTGCACGGATGGTACGACTAGCAGAAAAGCGCTTTGGCATATAATATGGGAGTTCAACTTCAATAGTATCATTAACTCCAACATTAGTTGTCGCAGAACCATTTCCACTTGTATTCGCCCACCGAGATGTCAAATATTTTTGGTACACATCCCTTCCAGCAGTGATGAGAATTTCAGAGTCGAAAAAATCACCATTGCCAGTGGATTGATATTCACCACGAGATACAACGGGTGTTTGATGAGATCCGCAAGCCAGAAAGTAATATTTCTTTCTAAAAGATCCTCGAAACCCTCCATAAGCTGGTAAAAACCATGAACTGAAGGTAGTTGGACCAAGAGTTAAAGGTGTAACACCATCCTGTGCCATATCAATCCCTGAAGGATCATAGCCAGTGTGGTACGGCATGTTTTTATTACGAAGTCCACTAATACGAATAGCATCATTATTCGCACTTGGTGGATACCAATATCTAGTAAAAACATACCTCTTACATAACTCCCTAATCGAACACGGAGGATCTCCATAGAAGACTAAATAAGTGGAGTCATCTTGATCTGACTTGCTTGCAATTGTCATCAATTCATTAGGCGCTGTGGGTTTATCAGAAAGTGTTGTATTCCCAGTTTCAACATTGGGAGCACTACTCTGAGAATTCAAAACTGGCTCGGGCCATAAATGGAATTCTTGAAGAAGAGAATTCCTAGGCGCTGCAAATTTGAAATCATCACAAGCCGAAACGAAAACATTGACGGAAATAGGTGAATCAATACTAGGACACACCAAATCATTAAGAACCGTAAGTTCTAGAATACCGTTTTCCTGACCTTGACTGTTTGTTAAACGTGCAATGTGAGAAAAATTGCTTCCAGTAGCATACGGTCTTCCGCAATCTAACCAGGGTACTGCTTGACCCCAGCCAATGACAATTTCAAAATCATCCGTTTCTGCAATATCAACGACACGAGAGTAATTGGTGTTATAATCTACAGCTGAAGTAAACTGATTTGGATCCCACCTGGCTAAAATACGCCCTTTGTGGAAATCACTCTTCACCACTTGAAATCTAAATTTAATGGATCCTTGCCATTTTTCAAAGCAAGTTGCCATATGAGCCAATGGTGTCATATGGATCTCACCTTGAATGTTGTTTAACTGCATGGGTAAAACCCTAGTGTTCCACAACAAGCTATCAGCATTTAAATTTGGATTCCATGTAAATGAAGTGAGATAAGATTCTCTTTTAACATAATCGAGAATACCCATCTCATCAGTTCCTTCAAGACCAACAGTTCGTGAATCAACAGTGAGTTCTGCTTTACTGTCCAAAGTCAACTTCATGGCAGCATCAGCTGCATCAGTATTAGCCAAATTACCTTGCGGCAATGGTTTATACAAAGCTATGTCAGTAATGATATTTGGGCGCGAATAACCAAACATTTGGGCAATCTTACTGGTAGCATTAGCTCCAATTTGAGTTGCC